TGGAAGGGTGGCAGAGTGGTTGAATGTACCGCCCTGGAAAGGCGGCATACGGAAATTCCGTATCGAGGGTTCGAATCCCTCCCCTTCCGCCAGAACACAGACCCCGAAGCCTCTCAGGCTCCGGGGTTTTTCTTTATTTACCTTGAGTACCAGGCACATTCCAGAATTCTACTTTCGTCGATTCCGCCAAAATCCGCCAGATTGCGACATATTACGCCATGCGATAGACTGTGGAGGTGGGTCTTTTGGTGGGTCTTTTTTCGGTGGGTCTCTGGTGGGTCTTACGCGATTCACCGCCCAAAGGTAGATATGAAAGATCAAGTCACGTCGAAAAATTTCATGACGCTGCCACCCGGCCGGTACTCGCTCGGCGGTGGGTTGATGCTTCTCGTGCGTTCTGAGTCTTCCCGGCAGTGGGTTGTCCGCTACCGATTCGCGGGGACACGGAAAGACTTGTCGATCGGTGGCGCCTCGCGCATTTCAATCACGTCTGCAAAAGCGCGGGCAGCAAAAATTCTCTCAATGGCGGCCGACGGCATCGATCCGTCATCATCAAAGCTTTCAGAAGAAGACGCCCGAGAAAGCATCACTTTCAAAGAGTTCTATCCTGGTGCAATCGCGACCATTCAAAACGTCAAGCGCTGGAAAAACGAAAAGCACGCATCGCAGTGGGTGTCCACAATCGAAACCTATGCCGTCCCGGTTCTCGGTGCTCTTCGCGTAAAGGACATCACGCGAGGAGACATCCTCGAAGTCCTCAAACCGATCTGGACAGAAAAGCCAGAGACAGCCAGCCGCCTACGAGGCCGCCTCGAAAGTCTCTTCTCTCAAGCAATCGCTGAAGAACTCATACAAACAAACCCTGCCACTTGGAAAGACGGGCTAGCTTTCTTCCTGCCGCCGATCTCAAAAGTCCACGAAGTCAAGCACCATGAGGCAATGCCTCTTGAAATTCTGAAAAGTTTTGCACCGGAGACGGCGAAAAAGACTTCTGTCGTGTCTCGCGCCGTCCTTTTCGGCATCCTCACTGCTACACGCGTGCAAGAGTTCCTTTGCGCACGATGGGACGAGATCGACATCCAGCGCGCGACGTGGACGATCCCGGCCTCTAGGATGAAGTGCGGTCTTGAGCACCGCGTCCCGCTTTCACGTCAGGCACTGGCAGTCCTAGAACGCTGCGAACGAAAGTCTGAGCTCGTCTTTCCTGCGCCACGATCAGACAAAGAGATGGTTATCGACAGCCCTCGGGCTTTTATCCGGAAGGCGACAGGCGAGTCTTTCACAATGCACGGCTTCAGATCAACGTTCCGCGACTGGTGCGAGGAGAACTTCATCCATGAGGCCCTTGCCGAGCGCGCTCTGGCTCACGTAAAGGGCGACAAGGTCGTGCAGGCCTACCAACGCTCAGACCTCCTTGAGCAACGTCGTCCCATCATGCAACAGTGGGCAGATGCGATCCTGCCGACGAAGGATTGATCGATGTTACTTGCTTTGTTTGCGTAATTTGCATATAATGCGTTTAACAAAAGGGGAAATACCCCATCACTCAAACGCAAGGAGCACATCATGCCGCGCATCACTGGTCAATTCACGATCACCCACAACGGGAATCAGATCACGTTCACGCTTGTAGGCGAAACCTACAAGTCTGTCGACACCGAGTCCGGCGTCAAGTCACGCAAGGTGATCAAGTGGCAAGCCACGGAGCACGACGCCGAGCTTGGTGAGATCACTCGCTTCGTCTTCGTCCTTCCGCGCACGAACCGCGCGAACGTCGTCGAAGAATACTTCTCCCCGTCTCAGGGCATCATCTACTGAGCAAAACCTACAGACACAAAAAAGGAGCCCCCGACCGGCGTGAAGCTGATCGGGGGTTTTTCGTGAAGGTATGGCAAGGAATGATTCAAAGCAAGAAGGTTTAACTAAAACTTGCTGTCTCCCAGGCACAGAGCGAACATGAACTCACCCAAACAAAACACCGGAGACCAACATGACGAACACCGACAACCGCCGCGAACTCGAAAAAGCCCTCGAACAGCTCGAACTTGCCATCGACCTCAAGAGCGACGAGGCTGCTGACGCTTACGCAGCCGGGAAAAAAGTAGAATGGCGAAGCCTTGTCAAGGCATTCCTGGCGCTTTGCGACGAACGCGACGAAATCGCTGCCCGCCTTGAAGACCGCGCCTAATCCCCAACAGATACGCCATAGCCCCCGTTTGAACATCCAGACGGGGGTTCATTTGTTCAGGGTTACTCTGGCGTCGTGAATCGCGGATACGTCTTGAAGTATGCGTCCACCTCCTTCAACCAAGCCTGCGCCTTCAAGGAGTAGCTTTTCGCACGCGGAGACTGCGGCTCGTTCCACTCGGCAGGCGTCGGCAGAGGCTCGTCGCTCACGATCTTTGTAGGCACGCTGCACCCGGTCAAGGTCGTCAGAGAGGCGCACAGCATCGCGCCGAGAAGCATCAAGCGCGTCTTGCGCAGCAACAAGTTTTTCATAAGCCTTTCTCCCATCGTTTGCGCGAACAATCGCGGCCTGAAGTTTGACATTGGCGATCTCCTCGCCGTACTCGTGCGACGCGTACATGTACCCGCCGACAGCGCCCGCAGCAAACAGCCCGAGCGGCACAAAAAGCTTCCAGTTCATCGAAGCCTCCATGCAAAAAGAGACCCGCGAAGGGGTCTCGTGTAATTCAATATCCTCGGCGTCGATAGCTCGTCCAGTCGAAGAGCACAGAACGGCCTCCTTCGCGAAGCCGGTCCATCGCCGCCTCGCCCAAGTAGTCCATCAAGGCTTCACCAGAGAGATTGCTGATGACGATCGTCGCCTTCAGCGCCTCGTAGCGTGAGTTGATCACCTCGAAAAGCATCAGCTTCTCGGCATCGGTCCCGAACTGCCTGCCGACTTCATCTATGACAAGAAGGTCAGGCGTAGCAAAGGACTCGTACACCTCGCGCTCGTTTCGATCCGACTGGCGTCCGTAGGTCTCTTTGATTCGCTGAGCGATCCGAGACGCTCGCGTATAGAGCGCAGAGCCGCCGTGCTCGATCAACGCCTGCGCGATTCCTATGGCAAGGTGCGTCTTACCCGTTCCAGACGTGCCGTAGAAAAGCAGGTTTGCACCACTGTCGTCGTTCTCGCAGATTGTCTGCAAGTACTCCCTTGAAGCCTCAAGCGCGGCACGTTGGCCACCGTTCGACACGACATAGCCTTCAAGCGTGCGGCCTCTGTATCGAGCCGGTATGGCCGCGTCACCGATGATGCGACAAGCCTTCACCGCCTCGCTGCGCTTTGTAGCCTCTTTCGCCAGTCTGGCGTTCTCACGGTCGCGGGCTTCAAGCGCACACTGCGCACAGCCCATCCAGATGATCCGGTCGCGGATCATTACTCCCGTGTCCGTAAATGCACCATGTGTGGTGCAGATTGCGGGCTTCGTGCGCCCGTTGCGAATGTGCGAAAGATCGACTTCACTCAAAGCCATTCATTCTCATTCCTTCCCTCAAAAGTCAAACGGGTCCCGGCGGTAGTGCCCGGGCGTTGCATCTGTCATATATCCCGTTTTCGATTTCTTGTTTTTATCTGGTATAGGTCGCCCATTACCGGCCGCACCTTTCGCCTTTGTCGGCTTTTCGGACTGCCGCTCCTGGGTCGCGCGCTCGCCTTTTTCGGTCAGAGTGAACCACCTGGTCCGGTCATATGCCGATCGGTTGAAGTTCCCTGTTTCCACGTATCCACAGGTTATCAACTTATCCAGAGCGCCCCTCACCTGCTTCTCGCTCAGATAGTCGAAGAGCTCGGCAAAGTGACGCGTGCTGCCATAGGTCCAGTGCTTGCCATCGTGCTTGTGACGACCTGCTTTCCTGTTCGCTCGGACCCAGAACGCGATGTTCTCCAAAACGACGGCTGCGTTGACGCCGACCTCGACGGCAACCGACACGCTGAAATGGTGCTTTACGCCCGACATGTTTGGGCTTATTGCTTTTTCTTCGGGGGATGTCATACTAGAGATAGCGAATTCCTCCCCTCATTTCATTCGATAGCCTCGCCGAACTGTCACGGCGGGGCCTTTTTCATTCCTCCGCCCCGAAAACGTCCGGAAAGAGCTCGCAAGCCGGAACGCCGAGCACTTCCTCATACGCTCGCAACGTCTTGAAGTGCGCCGGTGTCGCGGCACCGCTCTCATGTTTTGAGACTGTTTGCTGTCCGCATCCGACAAGCGCGGCCAGCTCCGCCTGCGTGAACCCCGCTTCCCTGCGTGCCCTCTTCAACGCAGCTCTCTCAAACGGCTTCATCGCCAACGTATTCCTTGAACTTCTTTGGGAAGATACAATAAGACCACTGATTGCTCCCCGGCATCTTTGCAGCCGTTCCAAACGGAAGCAATCCCTTTTGCAGACAGATTCGTATGTACTGGGGCGACTTATTGAGCGCCTTAGCGACATCGTTCACCGTTAGGTTTCTCAATGGAAAACATCTCCTTTTTCATCTTTTTTAGACAGTTGCGGTTAAAAAAAATCGCGCATGATCGCACGGTGCCTCTCACTGCCTTTCAAAAAAATAGTACGAAATAAGATAATTGAGTTCAATAGTGAATTTTTGGAAGTTAATCGTTTCTCTTGCTTTGATAAATTAAATGATCTAAATTAGATATATATCTAAATTAGATATTTATAACAGCAAGGGGAGAGAGTTTAATGGAGTATTTATCCGACAAAGAAATAGGCTACATCATCAAACGCGCGAGGATGCTTCGAAATCTGACGCAGGCGGAACTCGGTGAGCGACTTGGTGTGCAGGCCGCTGCGGTCCAAAAATGGGAAAGCGGAAAGGTCACGAACATCAAGCGAAACATCCTCAGGGATATGGCCGTCGAACTGAGAGTGAATCCTGCGTTGCTGATAGGCCTGCCAGTTCAGACGGATTTCCTCAAGCAGCTATCGAAAACCGAGCGCATTGGAATGGAGAACTTCTTGAAGGAGTATCAAACCAAGCACCTCAAAGAAGGTGATGACAATTAAAGCGCCAAACGGCTATGGAAACATTTCAAAATTAAGCGGCAATCGCCGACGGCCCTTCTGGGTACGAATCACAACCGGATGGGAGATCAACGAAGAGACGGGAAAGGCAAAGCAGCTCACGTCCACGCTTGGATACTACGCAAGCCGAAAAGAAGCGATGATCGCTTTGGCCGAGTACCACCAGAACCCAATCGACCTCACAAGAAAGACGCTCACCTTTGCTGAGGTCTGGGACATCTGGACGCCGCCGCACTTCAAGAAGTACCCGAGCAGCGCCGCCGGGCTCAGGTCAGCCTACAAGCGCTGCGCCCCGCTCTACGACATGCAGATGGCCGACATCAAGAAGGTCCACATGCAGGACATCCTCGACGGCATGAATCACATGTCGGAGGAGAGTCAGGGCAAGGTGAAATCGATCTTCAAAAACGCGTTCAAGTACTGCATCGAGAACGACATCGTCACGAAAGACTACTCGCAGTTCCTGGTGATCACACCGCCCAAAAAGAAAAAGGCCGCGAAGGAAAAATTCTTCACGGCAGAGGAGCTCGGCGCTGTATTTGGCTCGCAAGACTTCGCAGTGCAATTCCCTACTGGCAAGAAGTCTTACGCCGAATTGCGACTGGCTGACACGGTGCTCATCATGCTCTACACCGGCATGCGGATAGGAGAGCTCCTCGGGGTCAAGACCGAAGACGTGGACCTTGCGCAGCGCATCATCCACGTGCGCGGGACAAAGACCGAAAACGCAGACCGGATTGTGCCGATTCACAAAGAGCTTGCGTCGATCCTTTCAAAGCGCCTAGATGGCGAGCACCTGATCGAAAACGCGAACGGCAAGCCGATCAAGTACGACCAGTACAAGAAGCACTTTTTCGACCCGTATATGGAGAGCCTAGGCGTCTCGCACACGCCTCACGCGCTCCGACATACGTTCGTCTCTATGATGGATTCTTGCGGCGTATCGTCGAACTCAGTGGCGCTAAAAAGGATCGTCGGCCACTCGAATTCGAACGTGACAGAGTTGTATACGCACAAGGACGTTACCGACCTGATCGAAGCAATCGACAAATTGCAAGTGAACGTTGTGTGACAATTCAGTGAACTGGGAAAGTCAAGCCGAAAGGCTTTTTTCTAGGCGTGTCGTGTAACTTACGTGTCACTTACGCACTCTAAAACAGGGCGTTTTCCCGTAATTCTCTGAAAGTTAAAAAGCCCCCAAAACCGCGCCGTACGTAGGTTTCAGGGGCTTTTCTCATTTCTTATAGGACGCTACAGAATTTACTACAACAGTAACTTGATTAGTCGGACAAAGCCCGGTGTGACGCGGTTTTCGTGTTCTCGTGTCACTTACGCGTCACTTCCCGCGTAATTCTCTGCATGCCTAATTAGTATATCGTAAACCCTTATAGGTCACAAGAATTTTTGAAATTCGGCTCAAGAAAAAGTTTTTTCGACTCCCTCGGCAATTACACGTGCGAGCTTGTCTTGGTAGCTGAACCTGAACAACTTCTCGGCTGTCGGATCGTGTGAGATGAAGCCGACCTCCACCAGTGCGGCCGGTGAGTTCGTGTGCTTCAGCACGTAGTACTTCGCCTCCTTGACACATCGGTCTTTTTCTTCAGGAAAGCTTGAAGCCAGACCGTTCTGGATGTTTTCGGCAAGGCGTTTCGTCACGCCTCCAACACCCGGATATTTGAACGTCTCGATTCCGCTTGCGTCCTTGTTCTCGGCGCTATTGCAGTGGATCGAAATGAACGCGTCCGCCTTGGCAGCGTTCGAAATGTCGCATCGCTGTTGAAGCAGAAGTGCCTGATCCTTCGTTCGAGTGAGCACGACGCGATGCCCTTTCGCCTTTAGTTTGTCCGCAATTTTGTTTGCGATACCCAAGGCCGCTTCAGCCTCTTTGTAGCGACCATTCACAGCCCCCGGATCAGTACCTCCGTGCCCCGGGTCCAGCACGATAGTCAGTTTCTTACTCATTTCTTGACAACCTCCCTACTCTTAATTTCCTTAATCGCTCGATGCAGAAAGCCTGGGATCATGCCGCCAAAGCCAAGGCGGTCAAGATTCTCAAGCGTGCTGCCGAGTTCATTAACGGCGTAAGCCGCAATAGCCGCGTTGCGCAGCATGTCTGTGCCTGCGATTACGTCAAGCCCATGCGAAAGCATCACGACGACGAAAATGAAAACCTTTTTGAAAAGCCCTCGAAAGCCGACACGGCTGTTCCACTCGCCGGTCTTTCCTGCAGCGATGGTCCCCGTCACGTAGTCCACGGCGACGAACATCAACAGCCACTGCAACTGCAGGTCAATACCTCCTAGCGCCCAAGCCAGTGCGCTTCCGACAGCCCCTGAAGCGAGCATCAAATACGCCTCCCCTTTTGCAGGGATGAGCAACGACATGTAGTCGATGAACGTCTGCACAAACCCTCTCTCCATAAATCACCTCCTTGTTTGTTCTCCCCTTCACCATATGCAACGACCGTCAAAATCCCTAGCCCTGACACGCCTGCCATCACTACAGGCGTAAAAAAAAGGGGACGGTTTCCCGTCCCCATTTATGGAGCTTTAAGACTTAGCTTTTAAGTCGCTCAACCTCTTCCGAAAGTCGCTGAACCGCGAGGATCAACGGACACACCAGAGAAGCATAGTCCACCGCCAGATAGCCCTCAGACGACTTGCTGACAAAGAGCTTCGCAATCTGCGGGTCCGCCTTCTGGACCTGCTGCGCAATGAGCCCCATGTGCTTCTGACCGCCTTCCTCGCCAAGGTAGGAGTAAGTCACGACTGGGAGCTTGCGAATGAACTCAATCGCTCGGTCGGCATCGACCTTCGCAATTCCCTCCTTAAGGCGAACGTCCGACGAAACGCTGATGGCCGTCTTCGAGTAGATTTTCGAACCGGCAATCATCGTCTCAAGGCTGTTCGTCGCGAGCGTCATCATGGACGACGTCTTGAAGAGCGCCTGAGTCCCGTTGAGGCGAATAACGTCAGAAGCTACAGAACCACCGAAATCCTGGCCGTCCTGACCATCTCGGCCATTCGTTCCATCGCGACCATCGGCACCCGGATAGCCCTGCGGACCGCGTTCGCCATCTCGACCAGGAAGTCCATCCTTACCAGGAGCGCCGTCTTTACCGGGCGCACCCTCAGCACCGGGAAGTCCATCCTTACCAGGAAGCCCCTGCTCACCACGAGCGCCGTCGATGCCGTCCTTTCCATCAACACCGTCCTTGCCGGGCAGGCCAGGCTCACCCATAAGGCTCGCGAGCCATTCAACCTCGCTACCAATGAAGCCGTTGGCGACAGCGACCTCATAGGCACTCAAGCCATCAGCACCATCGGCACCTGGCGTGCCAGAGCCACCTTCGCCCTTGAGGGCAAAGCGAGCGTCCGCTTCGGTCTTGCTGTAGATCGTGAGGCTGTTCGCCTTTTCGTCAAGCACATCCGAAAGCCATTTGTCTTCGTTGCGATAGTTCACAACGTCGGTGGAGTGATCCGCAAGCACTCGGATAGGAGCCGGCTTGAAAGTCGAATCCATACGGTCGTACCAGAACCCAATCAGAGATTCGTCGAGCGTCTCGATTCGAATCAAACGCGCGTCGATCACTTCGGTCGGATACTCCTGCACGCCGATGCAGAGGTCCTTTTCGTTGAGCTGAGCGTAGAAGAAGTAGATCACTTCGACCCAGCCGTTGCCAGTCCACTTCTTACCGATGACGGTCTTGTCGTCAGTCGTACCGATGTAGATGTAGTTGGGAATGGTCACCTCAGTCGGGAAACCGTATGTGCCAGTGCAGATGCTCTGGTCGTTAATGAAGCCGTAATAAAACAATGGCTTTCCTTATAAAAAAAGGCCGAGGGACAGTCCCCCGGCCATGAGCACACAGTAGCATGCTCTGAGTCGCAACGTGCCGATTCTCACAGCTCGTTGCATCTGTCCTCAGAAGAGGACGCTGTACAGCCACGCGCAGAGAACCCCGGCAATGAAGCCGACCGGTCCCCAGAAGAGTCGAGTCTTCCGGCGCGTCTCAGCATCGAGCAGAGCCTTCTGGGCCTCAACCTTGGCGATGAGCTCGTCCGTCACTTCCTCGACCTTGACGCCGAGTTTGTCGAGCCATTCCTTCACTTCTTCCTTTGTCATTTCAGTCACCTTCTCCTTTAGCGCATCTTTCAGCGCCTTGACAATAAAATCCCACATATGAAAAAACCGCCAGAAGGCGGTGTGATAAAGTTATGTGTACGTACCATGCTCGCGGCTGATTTGGCAACCGTGAGCCATTTTTGCATTCATATCAAACATGTTTCAAGATGTTACCCCCCCCCGACCAATATTCTCCGTTTGGTGATTAATCTCGATCGCTCGCCAGAGCGTCTTGAATCGATTTCAAAACAACTTTCCGCGCAAGGCCTCTCCTTCCAACGCATCCCCGCCAGAGACGGTCGTAAATTGAGCCCGGAGGAACTCTCCCGGCTAGAGGCCCCCTACGACGCCCCCGAGAAATTCGTCTTCAGAAAAGCGCTGTGGCCAACTGAGATTGCGTGCTTCCTATCGCATGCGACCTGTTGGGAAAAGCTCGTAAAAAGCAACTGCGAATGGGGCTTGATCATGGAGGACGACATCGTCCTATCGCCCCGCTTCAAGCTGTTCGCCGCGTCTTCCGATTGGATCCCTCAAGGAGTCCGCGTCATCCAGCTCCACGGATCCCGTCAAACGTTCACTGTCGGAGAGAGCTATCCAGTTCACGACACGGAATTGTTTCGGATCATCCGGCCAACACCGCTTGGCTGCCTGGCGTACCTGATTCATCGCGAAGCCGCTGCCTACGCACTCGCTACCTATATGCCGATACCGGCCCCCGTCGACGACTGGCTGTTCTGCCCTTACTCCGACTTCGCGAAGCGTTTTCCTCCGCATAGACTGCTTTCGGCTTGCGCTACAACGCTCTACGCCCCGTCGGACATCGGGGACCGAACCAACCGCAGACAGCTGCCGACGAGCGTAAAAGTGCGTTTACTCCGTGGGTTCAAGTCTGGCAGCTATCGCCTTTCGACGATGTTCCGCAAGAAAAGAACCCTGACGCTTACGCAAGATTGATGATCGGTCTACCGCCTGCGGGCGGAGGTGTCAAATTTCTTGGGAGTTGACGCCGTTATGCCCTCTCGTAAGGCCTTGGCCAGAACTCACCCATTGTCACTACGGACTTTGCAAACGCCTCTTTCAGCTGCTCGACCGTGACGTTCGCGACTTCGTCGTTCGCCAACACCCAAATGACGGACGAGCGACCCAGAATTTCAGACGCCTTAATGGCGTTCGCCATTCTCGCTTGAGCATGCTCTCCACCATCAAAGGGCATTCCGTCGACCTCGACGATGATTGTGCCAACTTGCTCTGCTCGAATGCGCTTTGCTTCTGCGAGACGCCGCGCCTCCAACTCTTCAGCCGGAATCTTTGGCGCATAGCCCGCGACGTAATAGCGTCCATCGTAGGCTTGCTCCACTTCTCCGACTTCCGTATAGCCCATTGCCTCGAAAAGCCCAACGGATTTTCCTACGGCAATAAGCACTTCCTTGGTGTCCTCATTTTGAATCTTGTGTCTGTGGATCATAACTTCACCTCATTGGATGGAAATAGACCTTGCCTACGTTTGAAACGGTATATGTTTCTCCAGCCCGTACAGGAAGAATTCCTGTAGCCGTCCCAGGATATCTGTTTTGGTAGAACTCAAAAAGTTTTGCACCGCTGGCTTTGTGTATGACTTTACCGCCCGTATAGTCACCGCTATTCATATTTTCGAGCCTCAGCCATCCGTCTTCAACCGGAGTGAAATCCCCTTTTGTAATTTGAACGAACGATCCATAGTTAGGCATCATTCGTGTCGCAGGAGGAATATTCGGCTTATTCGACAAGTCGTTGTAGTTCCCAGAGGTCGCTACAGCATGAAGCCCGAGATAAACGTTCCCTTTGCTGTCAGGAGCCTTTCCTTCGACGGTTTTTGCTCCAACGTCGACCGAAACATTTCCGTTCGAATCAGGAGTATTTCCGTTTACCGTCTTCGCCCCAACATCGACGAGCACATTGCCGTCCGCGCCGGCGACGTTCCCATTCACGCTTCGAACATGGGTACGAACGGTCCATTCAACCATGCCGTCCGCAATGACCTGACCATGCGTGACATTTCGCGTATCAAGCAGCTCCGCGCTCGTCTTCCCCGCCTTCGTGCATTCGAGGAAGCGCTCGTACTGGAAGGCGCAGTCCACCTTGTCGCCGACTTGGTACGCCGTTGACTTGCGTCTGAACTCGTTGATTTCGTAGATCAGCTGAGTGCAGACCGCCGTCTGGGGAGCTTCATTCAAAACGTCCTCTTCAGCAGCAAGGCGCACGAGACCGGCCTTGCTCGTCGTAGCGTTCGGAAGCGTCACTTCGCCGGATGCGTCAGGCGCGATGCTATTCACCGTCTTCACCGCGCCAGACTCGCTCCACTTTCCGAAGGTCACCCCATTATTGCAGTTGCGCCAGAAGGTGCGGACCGTGTTGTCGGTTAGGTTCGGGACGTAGCAGACCTGCACGATGTTCCCGCTGACAGGAGCACCCGTGTCATAAGCCTGCACGATGCAGAAGGTGCAAGCGATCGGTGTATTTTTCAGCGTCCCACTGCAGGCCCATGTTTTGTCCTCAAGCAGCGTGTTCAGGTCCGCGTTGGCGATCTGGATCGTGTGATCTCGCTTATTCGCCAAGCCCTTCGTCAGCTCATCTTTTGTCGCCAGATGACTCATGTCGACATCGATCTGAATGTCGCCATTGCTGTCAGGCTTCTTCTTGTTCACAGTACGCACGGCGTCTTCGACATTTTCGACGCGCGTAATCGGAAACTGAATGACGGGGTTACCCGCCTCATCCGTCGTCGTAAAGACGATGTCCTGTTCTTTCAGAGCCATTATTTAGCCCCCTCCTTTGTATTCAGCCCGTAGTCAGGCTTTGACGTAGAGCGATCTCGAATCGCGCTGCACGTCTTGTGTTTCGCGAAGTCCGAAGCCTCAGCCTTTGTGACGACCTCGGACTTCTTTGCGAACTCTTTGCTAATTTGCTGACTCTGCTTCTCTTTGAAGTGAGCCAGCCCTATCAAATCAAGAAAAGAGTTAGCCATCGGAATGCCCCCTTATGCAAAGAGGGCGTCGATCTCTTCGTTCGTAATGCCAGTCATCGTGATCATCGGAGCCATCGGGTCCCAACTCGCGCCATTCCAAACGACATTCATCCCGGCGTCGATCTGATGAGCAGGATCGGCAGTCTCGACGTTGTACATATCGCCGGCTTTCACATCCTTGGTCGGCAACGCCGCATAGTTTTCGACGGAACCCTTGTAGTTCACAGCGCTCGCAATGTCCGTTTTCAGCGCGTACGGCGTGAGATCGATATTGACGCCCTTAGTTGTGATCGGCAGAGCGCCGCCGTTGACGCTCACCTTTTCGAGTACGTTCACTTGTGCGCCCACAGCGACTCCTTGCAGCTTCGTGAAGTCGGCAGCAGACATCAGACCCGCAGCATCAGCCGTGGCCGGACCATACGTCGTGTCCTGCGCCGGGATACCAAGAGCCGTAATGTCACCCTTGACGACCTTCGTCCCGAGAGTGACGTGCCCGTTACCGTCGGTCGTGATTTTGTAGAGACCCGCCGCAAGAGCGCCTGCCGTCACGGTCGGATGGACATAAACGGGCGTCTCAACGTCATTGATCTGGATGTTCCCGTTCGTTTCAGAGTTTTCGACCTTCGTAGCCTGAGCCGCGATACCTTGCAACTTGGCGAAGTCTTCCTTGCTCATCAGACCGTCTTTCTGAGCCGTTGCAAGCTCATAGATCGTCTGCGGCATCGTCACCGTTGCGAGAGTTGCACCAGAGACGCTCTTCAGCGTGATCGTGCGCCCCTCGATCGTCATCTGCCCGGCAACGACCGTTTTCAATTTGCTGTCGTAATGAGTTAACCCTTGCTTATCCAAAAAAGCGTTCAAATTACTCATTTTTCTCACTCCCTTTACGATTTAAAAAAGATTGTCAATGAAAGAGTTCTCAATGCTTTCGACGCGAGCCCCTTCGCCCGGTTTACCGGGCTCTCCAGGTTTTCCGTCTGCCCCATCCTTGCCCGGAGGTCCCTGAATTCCTGGAACCTCTACTGTGACAATCTTTGGGGCAATATCGCTACATTGACCTTCGATATAGATTTCTTCAGTTAAAGCAATTTTTCTGCGAAACTTTTCACGTCTTAGGCTTGCATCTGACACGGGTCACCTCCGGAGAAACTTTGATTTTCCCTTCGAGAATCCTTGTGATTGCACCGTCCGGGGACTCAAGCTCAATGTCATAAAGCACCGTATCGCCTGGATATTGCTCGGTGTTTGCGTGATTGAACTTCGCTGTGATTTTCCCGGCAGGCCCATCAATAAGAAGGCGACCATTACACGTTGTCAGCGTATCAATAGCCGCCTCGCTGAATGCGTACCGGCGCACCTGCATGGCAGCCGAGTACCCACTCAAATCAATCGGTCCACTCTTATCTCGCAAGACGAAATAGACAACCTTGTCCGAACCTTGATCGAGAGAAAAGTTGTGAACAGCAGCCATTCCCTCACCTCCTTCAACTCAAGCCATAGTCAGGCTTTTCAGGAGTACGATCCCTTTGATCGCCAACGTCCTTCGAGAGATTGACCGAGATCGTTCCGTCTGCTGCAACATCGACGTTCTTGCCGATCTTGATGTGGCCCAGCTTGTCAGCAGTTGCAGCCGTCAGTTCGTGGACGATGCCAGTTGCGGCAGCGCCCGTCTGGTCGACGGCTTCAGGAGCTCCGCCCGCACCCGGACGGATCAACTTCCCCGCATTCTGGGCGGCCATGAGGCTCTTGTATGCCTCGTCCGCGACTGCCACCTTGTCGGCGGGCATAACGTCCACAGACACAATCTCCGTGCAGTAAAAAGCGCGTTGAGACGCGCTGTAGTAGTAAGCCATCCTGTCCTCTCCTTTCAGAATCCGAGCGCCATCCAGAGCGCCTGGACCTTTCCGTTTGCGTTGTGCTTGAAGGTCGTGTTCCCCTTCGTCAAACCAGTGGCAACGAAGTCCGCAGCAACCTCACCAGTAGGCGTCGCGTTCGCGAAAACAGCGCTCGTCGGGAAAGCAACTGGGAAGGCAACAACGGTCGAGCCATCGGATGCAATCGAGGCTTTTCCCCACTGCACGATCAAACCGTTCGGCAACTTCTGAAAGCCGCTGTCGCCGTGATTCTTCAAGAAGGCAGAAAGCAAGCCAAACGGCGTCACTGCCTTTGTGTTGTCCTTGCCAGCAAGCACTTCCGCAGGCACCGCGATGCGGATCAAACCGGTGCGGCTTTCCGTCGATGTTCGTGCGCTCAGGCTCTTCGGCGTGACAGCACGCGTTCCATCTGTTCCCGCGATCGTTTCTTCATTCGTCGCAAGTTCAACGACACCGAGAGTCGTGGTCGTCGCCGGCGGATTCAGGAAGTTCGTATCTCCGAACGCGATTGAATCCGCAGAGAAGTCCGTCACAGCAAGGTCAATCGCGAGCAGAGCCTGCGACTGCGAAGCCTTCTGGATGATCGGAACCGTCTGCGAACAAACAGCGAAGAGCGTTCCACTTGCCGTGTAAAGTCCGACCTCGTAGACCGTGTAGGCCTCGGCCGAATCATCGCGGGCTGCAAGGTGGATGACGTTGTCTCCAACCGCACCGCCTGCGATGGTCGTCAGACGCTTGAACTCTTCCTTCAGAGCCGTCATGTCGCCAGTCGGCGTGTATTGCCCCGTGCCGTAGCCCACCTCAGTAATGACGATGGGCGCGAATCCTCCCTGCTCTGCCTCAACAACTTCGGCAAGACCGGCGTCAGTAATCAGAATTGTGTTGGCCATTATTCGGCACCTCCTTGTTTCGCAAGAGCAGCCGCCACCGCTGCATCCACAACGGCTTTCAGCGTTGCAGGCGTGATGAGCTTCGTCGTCGACGTGCCAACTTTCGCTTCCTCAACTGTCGCAATTCGCGCATCGAGTGCAGCCTTTCCAGTCGCAGGCGTCATTGCCTTCAGAGCGTCTGTTCCAGCTGTAGCTTCAACCGTAGAGGCGATCTGAATCATCCCCCTGGCTGCTTCGCTTGCGTCCGGTGTCGCCTCATCGACGACAGCCTTTAAGCCCGCAGGAGTAACGGCGCGTTCTTTGTCCGTCCCTGCCTTTGCCTCAGCCTCTGTCGCCAGTTCGACAAGCCCGTTTCGTCCGGTCGTAGCTTTCAAGCCTCGAAGACCGAGAGGCGTCACAAAGTGAGCGTCCGACTTGCCTTCAATCGTCTCTGCTTCAGAAGCCGCAGCGCCTTTCAGGGTCGCAGGCGTGAGAGCCGCAGCGCCTTCCGTTCCTGCCTTCGCTTCGGCTTCCGTTGCTGTGCGGATGAGACCCGCACGTTCTGCGGTAGAAGTCAAGCTCCTCAGACCAGCGGGCGTCACAGCTCGCTGCGCATCGGCTCCTGCCTGCGTTTCTTCGTCAGTAGCAAGCTCAACAATCCCCGCATTCGCAGTTGTTGCAGCAGTGAAAGAGAAAGACACGTCGCCGAAAGCGATGTTCCCTGCGTTGACGCCTTCGAGCTTCATGTCGATAGCAAGGAGCAGATTGCTTGACTCCTGCTTTGCGATGATCGGCGTGCTCTGCGAGTAAACAGCGAAAAGCGTCCCATCAGAAAGGAAAAGGCCGAACTCGCACACTTCATACGAGCCCGGGCCGTCATCCTTGCACGCGACGTGAATCGCATTGTCGCCTGCTTGCCCACCTTCTAGGATCGGCATGCGCTTGACTTGAGCTTGTAGCTGTGTCTGCTCTTTGGTTGCTGTGTATTTGCCGGTGCCGACGCCGATTCCCGAAATCGTGACGGCGTTCGTACCGGTCTCTTGTGCATTGATGACGGCCTGAATACCTGCCGTCGTCAAAACGATGTCCATGAGAGTCCCTCCTTATTTTGCGAGCCCGACAAGCGAGCGCATCGCGATAGGCCGCACACCGACGAAGAAGCCGGCGGACGCCTCGATGTCCTTGCTCACAATCTCTTCACTTCGAATCCGCGCGTAAGCTACCGGGCGCAGATAGCCGTCGATCCCGAGCCCGCCATCCAGCTGACGAACGAGTACGAATGTGTAGTGCGAACGGACCGGTTTCGCGTCGTCGACGAGCGCGAAAAGGTCCTCCTGCATTTCGGCATCAAGCGTGCCGTCGATGTTTCCAAGCGTCGCCTGAATCTCGAAAGTGTGCGGAGTTCCCTTCGGCTCCATCTGCCACCACTCTTTAATGGTCGCAGCCGATCCAATCGAAGAAACCGCATCCTTGACAGCACGAAGCGTGCCTTTCTTGCGCTTTTCGCGCACAACGTTTTTCAAGACGCTGCGCTTCAAAGCAACGGGCCACGAATCGCGCCAGACGCTCGCATCCCACCCGTAGGCGACATGGTCGAGCTGCGTGCTCGTGAGTTTGTCAATGCTGACGTAGATCGACGGAAGATCAACCGCCGCCGTCATATCGAGCAACTGCTTGTCAAGCGCCGTCGCGCTGTGCTTGACGTTGTCGTCTTGAGCAATTGAGTCCGGAAGTAAGTCGCTCAGCCTTACGTCCGCGAGCCCCTTACTCATCCTTGTAGCCCTCGTAAACGATCTTCACGCCAGTGCATTGGGCGACCTGGTCGCTTTCGAGCTTCTGGAAGTCAACTGGCTTCATCGTCGGGTTGTCGATGCGCGAAGCTCCCGCTTGCATGACGTACTGAATGAGCCTTGCAGGGAGAATGTCGCGACCGATTTTTCCTTGCTGCCACACGCGGTATTTTTCGACCGCCCTTTCGACATCAGATTTGATCTGCTCGGCGCGCGAACTGTCCTCGCGACTGATCCAGTAGTGAATCTCAAGCTCGTAATTCACGGCCTTCGGCGCAAGCACCTGAACGAAGTCCGTGAGAGGTCGACGCGTTTCATCACTCAAGTACGCATCGATCTGCTCAAGCGTTTCTTTGGAAGGCAATTCGCCGCCCGCAAGAAGCACATAGACATCGACCTCGCCCGGTGTCGGGGAGGTAACGGAAACGTCAAGCGCGGAGCTCGACACGCTCTTCGCGTGATAAACGTACGCCTTCTCAGGCCCCGCAACAGAGAAGCCGTTCGGTGCGAGTCGAATGCGCTCGGCAAGGGACTCGTCACTTTCCGCTTCAGAGCCGCCTGTCGTGATGGTTGTGTTCTCGGCTTTCGCTACGAACGTCATTGGCTTGACGATGGTGTTGACCTGACCGGCAAGGTAGTCGTTGCCGACCGTCCCTGCAACGGTGCAGGATGCCGTGACGCTCCCTTCGAGCTTACCTTTCTCAATATTGAGTTCATGGTCCGTCGCGAATGTCACAACACCGTTCGTCACCTCAGTTCCTGCAGGGATCGTGTAGACCGTCGCCAGAGCCTGCGAAAGCGTGAATTTGATCGTCGTGACGGCCTTGCTTTCAGAAAGACGCGTAACGCTCAAAAGCGTGCCGAGTGCATCGAGGTAGTCGTCCTGAGCATATGAAAGCAGGTTCTGCTGCGCCGCCAGATTCACAGCCGTGCGCTGTTGAATGATGACGGCAGCAAGGCTCAAAAGGTAGAGTCGTACTGGGTCGCCCGCCGCGAGGGTTCGCCCACTTGCTTGTTCGTACCCAGTGATAATCTCGGCCTTGATGGTCTCGGCGTCCGTTTCAAGGAATTCAACCGCCGGCAAGTGCCAACGGGGAATTGTTTCAGCCATGTCTTATTCCTCCTCTCCGATTTGCACAACAACGCGCGGTTTCAAAATACCGTCCATTGCGCTAGCAGTGTCCTCGTCAAAGTCGACAGACACGACCGTTGCTCTTGGCTCGTACTCCTCAATCGCGTCAATCACCTCAGACCGCATCAGCATCTTTGCAACCGGCATTGGTTTGTCGATATGCGCCCACGTCAGCCCGAAGTCTCGGTCCAGAGGAACGGAGCCCTTACGCGTGCTGAGGATCGTCCGCACGTTCTGCAGAATCTCTCGCACCTCGTCAGACGGCGCGAAGTCGACTTGACTTGATAGCGTCACTGTGTACTGAGCCATTACGCCGCCTCCTTCAAGGTGATGCTGACCTCTGCAGAGACGCAGATGCCAAGGTTGTTGTGATACTTGCGCTCTTCACCGATTGATTCGATTACGAACTTTCCGAGATAATCTGGACCGATGAGCAAACGCTCAGCCTGTTTCTTCTCGAGCATTTTCTTGAGCTGAATGAGCGCTGCCAAAGGCGGGGTCCCGAGCATCGAGTTCAGCTGAATGTTGAAGCTGACCTCTGTGAGTCCTGGACCGATGTATTCAAGAACGGGTTTCTTGCCTATCACTTCGTGCGTCGCCCATCGAACCGAGCGTGAAACTGACAGGTCCTTGAAGGTGAATGTCACTGCACTACTGCAGAGAAAAGGCAGTTTGCCGAAAAGACCAACTGCCGAAAATCCCAGGCCCATTTTCTCCTCGCCTCCTTACAGCGGCGGACTCGTCGGAGCGCCGTCGCCTTGTTCTTGATGTTTGTGCTTCATGAGGCTAATGCCGCCCGCCGTCACGTCGCTCGAAGCTTCGATCTGGCCCTGCAGCTTCATGTTCCCTGTGACCGTCACCGCAGCACCTCCACCTCCGCTGACGGCGAGTCCGCCCTTTCCGGTGATGAGACCGGCGACATTCAGAACACCGGTAACGTCCGTCTTCGGCGTGTCAAGCGTTATGCCCGACGAGGCGTTGACCGTCGCGGTCGTGCAATTGATCGTCACCGCATTCGGCACCGTGATAGAGCCATCCTGTCTATTGAACACAACCTCCGTGCCTTCAATCGTGACGGTGAGCTTGTGCTCCGCTCGGTCGTAGCAAACGCGCGTGTCGTCGTCGAAAACTACCGTGCGGCGGTTTTCCGTCGATTCCGGAGGCGTCACCTCTCCCGCGTAGATCGAACCGAGGATGACGCCGTCTTCCTGCCCCTCGCCGAAGAAGAGCACGATGGCGTCCTCGCCGACGTCGGGCATGGCGTAGTCGTGATTCTTGAGCGAGTTGCGCTGAAGAACGGGGAGGTCGAAGCTCACGATGCTATCCTCGTCGTCGAAGACCACGCGGGCTGTGCATTTCGCAGGGTCGATGCTCGAGATTTCACCAATCTTGATGAGGCTCGGCACCCCCTCTGGCATGTCAAATAGGTTCATGCCGCACCTCCTCAGTAGTTGTTGTTGACGCGGCGAACCGAAAGGCTCGTCACGTAGCCGCTAGTGCTGACGCTGTGCGAAGCGCTCTCGATTATGAAACCGCCGTCGAAACTTCCGAATCCCTTGAGCTTGATGACGACACCCGCCACAAGGGACGTGTCACCGACAAGAGAAAGGCTGCCTGTCATCTTCCGAAGATTGAGCTTGCGCAGCGTTGCTTTTGCAATGCGCTTCGCCTCATCGATCGAGGTCGCACGCTTCTTGACCTGGTACTCCTGACCGTCGTCATCGGCGTTCGGATCGACGTAGGTGTACGTCATGACGGCAGGATTTTTCTTCTCAGGAACGGCGTCGATGTCGTACTCGTTCGACGTGTAGCCGCCTGCAGAAGACTTTTTCTTCTCTTTCGGGTTTCGGTACGAAATCGTGCAGGACTTGTACGTCTCAGACTGCTGCGACTCGAAGTCCCACGAAAGGATGTCCGAGACGCCCAGCGTGAGCGTTTTGACGGGCTTCTTCTTCTCGTAAAAAGCCTGGTCGAAGATCACAATCTGCGAGTCCGTCACCTTGATCGAAAGCCCGGCGTCTTCACATAGGCGCGAGAGGAACTTCAGATTACTTTCGGCCTTCTGGTCTTGGCGGTCGTAGCTCGGGTTCTCCTTCGAATCGAAGAGGAGCTTGACTTTCGCGGCCGCCGCGATTTCCTGAGCGATGCCCTTGAGCGTCTTTTTCTCCCAGGCCTTCGTGATCATCTTGCGACGAATCGGGGTGTTCATAGGGATCGACACGGCTCGCATTTCGAAGACACGAGGCGAGCCACTTGTGCGGAGCGAATCGACGAAGAACTTTCCGCAGAAAAGCTCGCGCCCCTTCTTCCCATCAACCGTCCCGGATGCGATGTAAGCTCGGACGACTTCACCGCCGTCCGGCTTCCACTTGCTCGCCCATTTTCCCGTCGGGTCTTTGAGCGTGAGAGTGATTTCGTCCGCCTCATTCGTTTCCTTGTCGTCGTAGGAAAAGGAAAGAAGGTCAGGCAGAATATCCTGCGTCACAGAAGTGCCGGCTTCGGTGAAGAGGAGCCTCAAATAGGTCTGGATAGGTCCACTCATCGCGCACCCTCCTGACGTTTCCAAGGCGGCAGGTTCTCAGCAAACTCCATCGAGTCTGTGTCAATGTCCGGCACATTGAGCACGACGCCCGCACTGAAGAAAACCGTCTTCCGGTGCTGTAAATTCGCGCGGATCAGTTGGTCCATCAACGCCTCAGAGCCATAGACTCGCTTAGCGATGATGTCCCACGTGTCCTGCGCGACGGTCGTGTATGTCTTCACGTCACCGCCTCCTTATGAAAAAGATAGACGCTGCTGATCCGCCAACAGACGGCGCAGGTCCTTTTCAAGCTGTCGTCGACCTTCATCAAGGCCGCGCTTCACGCCTTCGTAGGCATCACCAGAGCCGCCAGAAACGTTGATGACAGGAGCGAAATTGACGGTGATTCCGCCGCCCATGCCGACCCCGGAGCCAAGCATTGACGAGAGCTTCGACAGAGGAATCACAGCCTCCGGCTCGCCGCCTTCGCCAATGTTGGCAAGCGTCGAACGGGTAGCAATGCCGCCTTCAGCAAGTTGCGGAATCTTCGGCAGGTTGACGCCGAAGGTCTGACCTCCGAACTTCGGGACCCACTCCGGAATATCAACCGAAATGCCGTTGATCGCGCCGATTGCCCCGTTCACCAGATTGATGACGCCGTTGATCGGAGCTTTTGCAATACCCTCAAGCGCCTGAAAAGCATTCGAGAAAATACCCTTAACGTTCTCCCAGGCCGCAGACCACTGTCCGGTAAAGACGTTTTTCACGAAGCCGATCAGGTTCGAGAAGACGCCCCAGACGTTTTTGGCGACACCAGCGACAATCGCAAAGTTTGCCTTCACGACCGAAGCGATATTCGGGAAGTTCGAGGAGAACGAATTCCACAGCTCGACAGCCTTCGCCTTGATCACGTCCCAGTTTTTGTAGACAGCAAGCCCGGCACCAATGAGCAATGTGAAAGCCGTAATGACGACGCCTACCGGATTCGCTCTCATGGCTCCGTTCAGCAGGAGCATCGCTGTCCGCATCAGCTTCGCCGTTGCCGTCGCAGCCGTCACAGCAATTTTCCAAGCCCCCATCGCAAAGGCCTGAGCCTTTGACGCGACCGTCGCAAGAACGGTGCTGTTCCTCATCAGCGTGATTGCCTTCTGGATGTTCAGGAAACCCTTGTACATCGAGATGACCGGGCTCGCCAAAAGCGCGAAGCCAAGGCGTAACGCATGAAAGGCGGCCACAGAACCGAGAATCGCGCCGCCGACCTTCATGGCCGTCAGAATCAACGACTGGTTCTCACTCACCCACTTGATGACGCCCTCGCTACTTTTCACGAAGGCTTCTGCCGACTTTCGGACAGCCGGAAGAAGAGCGGTCCCGATTCCGCCGGCGACTAGCTTGACCGCGTTACCTGCAATCTGCAGAGAATTCGACGTCGTATCGGCACGAGACTGAAACTCTTTCAGCATGGACCCGGCATACTGCGCCGGATCGGAAATCATCGCGAAGTTGCCTGCAAGCAAGTCGCCCTGCTTGGCAAGCGTTGCCACCGCAGACTTCACACCCGCCTCGTTACCGAAGAGAGCACCGATGATCGAAGACTTCTGGTCTTCTCGTAGACCGTTGATGCGCTTGAAAACATCCTGAATCGCCTTTTGGGCGTTTTCAGAGCTCGACGTCATCATGTGAGCCATCTTGCCCGCGTCGATGCCGAGCGCTTCCATCGCCTTCTTCTGACCCTTCGTAGCGCCTTCACCAGACGACAGCGCGTTAATGAAGGACATCATCGAGGTCGAAGCGACTTCGGACGAAACGGACGCAGATCTGAACGAGCCGGCAAGAGCCGCAATCTGCTTCTCATTCATCGCGGTCAAGCCCTTCAGGGCACCACCGGATCGAGCAAGCACCTCGACGACGTCCTTCGCTGAAGCTGACGTGGTATTGCCGATCTGGTTGACAATGTCGAACATCGCCTTCGACTGCTCGATGTTGATGCCCATCTTCGACTGAATGTCAGCGTATGCAGCCCCGACCTCATCGCCAGTCATATCGAACGCGATTGCCATTTGGTTCTGAATCTCAACGAGCTTCAGAGCCTCGTCAGCCGTCTTTGCAATACCGGACTGGAAGGCGTTCGCGGCCATTGCCGTCATGTCTTCCGTGCTCTTCGCGTACTGTAGCGAGAGCTTCTGGATGCCATCAAAGACTTGCTTGTAATCGTCCGAAAACTTGCGAAGCTCAGCCTGTTGGTCTTCAAAGCTCATCGCCTGCTTGACCGGAGCGCCTGCGGTTGCGGCAACCGTAGCACCAACGCCCATCAGAGTGCCCGCGCTTGAAGACCTCATTTCGCTCATCTTCCCTTGAGCATCATTGGCCTTTCCAAGGCGCTCGTTGATCTTCGCGAGCTTCTGTTGTGCCGCTCTAGCCCTGTCGGCCGACTGCGCGAGTGCATTTTGTCGGTCGATAAGTGTCCTCAGGTGCGTGCCGGTTGTCCCCATCTGCCCGTCGAGTTCGCGCAGAGAAGTTCGATTCTTATCAAGAGCCTTCTTCGACTTTTCAAGGGCGGCTTTCGCCTTGTTGAATTCGGAGACCATCTGGGCGGACGGCTCCTTGGTCGCACTCATCGCTCTCCCGAGTGCAGCGACCTTTTCTTTCGCACGGATGTACTCTCGTGAACTTTCGCCAACAGCCTTGCGTGCCTTTACGAGACCGTCCATCTTTGCGGCTTTCGCGTTCAGCGTAGCGAGTGAATCACCCATGCGGGCGACGGTCTCTTGCCCTTTCTTGAAGGTGCTCGCGAAGTCTCCGGAAAGCTTCCCCGCGATCTTGAAGGCGATGTCGTAAACCTTCGACATGAGGTCACCTCCTTTCAAAAACAAAGCCCGCCGAAGCGAGCTTTCCGTACAAAAGAAAAAAGCCCGCCAAAAGCGAGCTCCATCTTTTCAAATTTGGGATGCGTTAGAAAATCAGGATGTACAGGCCGAAAAGAATCACGACCCATAGCAACACACCCAAAACCGTCATAACGCCTTCAACAGCGCCGTTCAGTAAACGCATAAACATCCAATCCCCTCCTTCAGTACTCACAGCATACCGTTGAAAGGGACAGAAGTCCCAGAATAAGCAACTCACTTTCGTTTATTTGCCTTCGCTTCGGCTTCTAGCTGCTTTGTTATCGTTCTGTTCCATGATGCGAGCTCAATCAATGGCTCTTGCATCCACTCAAGCGCACCGCCTTTCATGACGCGTGCGATGGATACCGCCGCCGACTTGACCTCGTCGTCAGGATCAGACCGTTCTGCAAAGCCGATCACCCCAACAAAAAATTGCTGACCTCCTGCCCGATTGCGCAGTAGTCCTTGGCGGGAAGGTTTTCCATGAACTCAATCGGAAGCTTCGCGGCCTTCGCAGCAAGGTACACGCAGAAGTCAGTGTCCACGGCAACCAACGGAGAAATATTCCCCGCACGCGCCCATTCGCGCTTCACCGCAGACACATCCTTGCCAGTAAGGACATCAAGGTTCAGTTCGATCTCCGTGTACTTCTGGCCTTCAAACTCATATTCCTTAGAGAGGATGTACTTCATGTTTTTCACTCCTTTGTTTTGGGTTTGCCGGGGCACGACTCATGCCGCCCCCGGCGTAGTGCTTTACGCCAAGCCCAGGTCCTTTCGAACGCTGGCGAGCTTGTCTTCACCGTCAAACTTTGCGATGAAGTTGTACTTGTCGATTTCGATGAGTTCCTTGCCATTCACAAGGACCTTCATGTAAATCACCTCGAACTCGGTTTCGCTGTCCGTCGTAGAACCGACCTCAAACGAACCGAGCGAGACGCTCTTCGGCGTTGCACGCAGAGACACACGAACGGGCACAGACGAATATTCGCCAAGTGCAGCGTCGTAAACCTGCTGCGATCCGCGCAAGTCAAGCGCATGCGCCTTTTGATTCGCAAGCTTTGCAAGTTCGGGCGTGATGGTGCGCCAAGTGAAGGTCGCAGTCATCGAACCGAAGTGGCCGAGAATCGGGCTCTCAACTTCGCCAGCAATGCCTGCTCCGCTGACCGTGTCACTCATCGCCTCAATGGACGGCAAGTCCACATTCGCGACGCCGAGCAAGTCGTTTCCGTCGTTGTAAACGCGGAAGTTAATCAGGCGCTCGGGCACCTTGTTTCCAGTTGCCATAATTCAAGCCTCCTTTTATTCAAACAGCGTAGAGAGATAGCTCGCGTCGTACTCAAGAATGAAATCGATCTCGCGATTTGGCGACGGCGGCGTGATGTACACGTGAAAACGTGCAATGCCGTCCATCAAATCAGTCGTCGGGTTTTCGCTCTCAAGGAACTCCACGCGACCGCCGAGAATGTACTGGCGAGCCGCAAGCCCGTTGAGCCAAATGTTCGCGCTGTCAACGATCGTGTCAACCTGACGACGATTCAGCGGCGCATCAACGCGCTGCCAGAAGGTCTGAACAAGTGTGTTCCCGACCCAGTTGAACATGCGCCGAACCGGAATGAAGGAGTCCTTCACGTCCGTGTTGCCCGGATAGCAAGCCATGCGGTTTCCCCAACAGACCCAGCCGCCGATAAAGTTGAGCGCCGTCACGACCCCCTGGCCGTTCAGATACTTGCCGTTCTCTGGACCGAGCCACACTTCCTTACCGTTCGCGAGGACCGTAGCCGTCATCTGAAAGTTCTTGTTCGACGGGCTGACATACGGCGTGCCGTCGTTGTCCCCGTCAACCTTCCCAATAAGCCCCATCAGCTGCGTGCTCATGTGGTACACCGTGCCGGAAAGAGCAAGCATCGGCCAACAAGAGACCTGAGCCTCGTCGACAATGTTATTGTTGTTCTTCCATTCAGCGACCTTCGAGTAGGAATCGACGGCGTCCGTCGGAACGTCGATAAGGGCAATCGCACGGAAGTGTTCGTTGATATTGACAGCCTTGGCCGCCATCACAGCTGCCACTTCAGGATCGCTCGAATACTTCGGAGCAACGATCTGACCAGGGACAAGGCGGAAGCGCGGGAAGCACTCGCCAACAAGTTCAAGGCCGCTCTTTGCACCGTCGACGGAAACGCCGCCGATGATTTCAGACTTCGTAACAGCAGACGGATCGAGCTTCTCGGCCGCCAAAGTCAGCGACGCGCCAACCGGCACCTTGAAGTTGTCCTCGTCCTTCTTCGAAGTGATGACCAGATGCCCCGCATCATTGAAGGTCGCGACGAAATCCGTACCTTCCTGATAGGTCGTCACGTCCTGAGAAAGCTTGAGAGTCGACAGGATGATGCCGGTCTCAGCAATCGTTGCAGAGCCGGTCTTCGAGTCAAGCGTCACCGTCTTTGCCGTCGCCGTCTTCTTGTGCTTCGTAGGATCAAGCACGTTGACAACGATGATCGGCGCGACGCCAAAGAGAGCGAACTGCGAATAAATCGCCTCACTCAATGTGAAATCGTACTTTTTCAGGCCGCTCGCACTGTCCTCTACCGGCGGCACGTAGCCAAAGGCTGCGACAGCCTCATCATACGAGTAGCAGAGCGTCGGGCGGTTGACGTTGGTCGGATCGGTCATATTGACCGGAGCCGTCCCGACGATGAAAGGAATGGCCGCCTCTACCTGCACCGGCGGCAGGATAGAAGTCGGCACTTCGGAGATTTTTACCCCGTGGTTGTATGCCATTTGATGACCTCCTTAGAGTTCATTTTTGAGTTGACGCACATAGGCGTGCAGGATGTCGCCCTTCACACCGATGCGCTTTCGCGCTGTCGCCAGTTCAGACACCGGGACAAAGAGACCGCGCAGGGCCTCACTCTTTTCGCGCATCGATACGACGTGCGGAGGAAACTCCCCTGCACGGAACACCGCATTGCGCATCAGTGCACCACCTCCAAGGGTCGGCCCGATATAAACGACAGCCTTTCCCTCGGTGGTTTGCGCTTTTTTAGTTGTGGGTTTCTTCATAGTCATCAGAAGTCCTCCTCCTTATCAATTGGCTGCGGCGTGCGGATGTCCCACGTCGTCTGCATGTCGAGCTGCCAGTACGGGTAGGGCTGCTCTGCGTAGGTGCTCCACTTGATCGGATGCTTCAGCCGATACCGATTAGCAAGAACCATTCCTGGCAAGGAGCAAAGCGCAGTGCGAATGCGGGACATGACGTTCAGGCAGTACTCGTGCCCGTCGTATTCTTCCGAATAGGTCCCGACGATGATCGAAACCCGCACCTCGGTTGAGTCTTGCTCTGTCGCGCCTTCGTCGGCCCTGACAAGAACGAAAGGAAAGTCGTCGTCCTGACCAGATCGTTTGGGCGGTAGATACCCATTTACGACTTTCGGAGCGCGAAGCTCGCCCTCTGCAAAACCGCGCTCAGGCTTCGTTGGAAGCGCGAAGTTCTTCACGGCCTCGGAAACTAGTTCTCGAATCGCGCGTGTAAGTTCGTTTTCGACCATGCGAATCACCCCTTGCGTTTTTTGTATTTACCGGTGTTTCCGCCACCCAGGAGATAGCCGGTCTCGTGATCCAGTCGGTTAAAGAAGGTCTCCTGCATCGTCTTTTCGACGTTGTCAACGACCTCGTTGTTCTCAGACAGAACTGGAATTGCAGGACCATAGACCTCTTGCACAGGAAGCGACCTCGTATCCAAACGCTGAAGAATCCTTCCGCGATAGACGAACGCTTTCCCCAACGGCTTCAAGCCTCCCCTTGCCTTGACGGCGACACGAACAGGCTTTCTTTTATTGCCAGTCGTGTCGGTTTTTGGCCTGGTCTTGTAATTCACCAACGGGAGACGAGGTCCCTTACTTGTAACCAACGCTTCAAGACTTGAGCGCGTTGCCTTCTCGATTGAGAAGTTGCGACGCACCGTAGAAGCCTTGATCGTGTACTCCTGTCGGATCGTAGAGACAGCAGCAGAGCGTCCGGAAGTTGCTGCACGATTCAGCGCACGGCTGACAGCGACCTCATAGCCTTTCGGAATCTCAGAGAGCAACTTTGCAGCCTTCTCAAGAGCTTTCTTGTTCCGCGCCTGCCCGTCGGAAACGATGACCTCTAGCGCTTTTTCGCTCATTGCTCATTCGCCTCCGTCACAATGACGAGCACGCCGCCCTCATTGCTGACAGACTTGACAAGATGAAGCGCGCCGTCGATGTTGAGAAGCTCGCCCTCGACCGGCGTTTCAATCACGCCGACTTCGACGTATATCGTCAGTTGGTTGACAAAAACGCCAAGGTATGAATCGTCGCCGTTCGCCTGCGTGATGATCTTGTCGAGAATGCACGGCACAACCTCATGGCCGATTTCGTGCTCCTCGGCAAACTCGTCGAGGTTGATGAAGACGTTCTGCACGTCAGCAGCAACGAAATCCTTGAAGGCACTCATCCCGCCACCTTCTTCGTCGTGCGACGCTTGACAGGTTGCTTGACTTCAACTTCTGGCTCATCTTCTGCTTCGGGAATCGGAGCAAAAGCAGCTTCCGGCGTCGGCAATGGAGCTTCTTCGACAGGGTCGTCCTCGACCTCATTCACGCCGACAAGCGCCAGATTTTCCTTGAGAAGCTGAAGGCCGACCGTATCGTCAACCTCGATCTCCTCACCTGCCGTGTAGCGTTTGCCGGAAATGAGAAGGTTTTCTAAAAGAACAACTTTCATTTCTGTCCCTCCTACGAAAAAGGGCAGGTCGTATTGCCTGCCCTAATTCGGTTTTTGTCGCTCTTAAGCGAGAGCTTCGATGACGTGGAAGCCGTGAATCTGCTGAATGATCGGCAGCGGACGGCTCTTGATCTGCACAATACGACCAGACGGGTTGGCGCGCTGAACCCAAGAATCAGGGACACGAGCGCCTTCGTAGAACTTGACCGCATCATCACCGGTCAAGGAAACCAGGCCGTAAGCAAGCATCGTCTTCGCGTTCGGGCTTGCGAGCATGCAGAGTTTTTCGGGAACCATCGGCTGTTCCTTGCCGGCGTCATCCGTGTACCACTCGTCATAAGAGTAGATATCAAGACCGGAGTCCTTGAGATAGCCCCAGTACGTCACGCCATTCGGCAAGTGCTGCGGATCAATCGCGCCCATGTCGACGCGACGCGTATCGAGCTGATTGGCAGTCGTGAGCTTATCGAGGATCGTATCAAGCACCTTCGAGCCGCAGATCAGCTCGTGCGGCGTAAAGCCGCCGGACTGAATCATCGTGCGACGAAGCGTACGAAGATCGCCCATGATCTGGGCGGCGTCAGCAGCGTCCCACTTCGTGCCCAAAGTAGTCTTCGGCTGCTCCTTCGTCTCCAGGTGAGCCCAGTAGTTCAGAACTTCATCGTAGCCTTCGCCCTTGACCGTCACCTTGCCCTGGAAAAGAGCCTCGGCGCACATGACCTCTTCACGACGCGTGATGATGTCGTCGAGGTCGGACAAGTCCTTGCCGAGGATTTCGGCAGCACGCTGCGTCGGGCTCTTTGCGGAGTAGATCGTTTCGCCAGGCAGGCGCTTCAGCATGTCTTCTGCCGTCGTCACGCGCATCGGAGAAACTTCCGGCGCTTCGTAACTTTCCGTGCGGAAGCCTTCGCGCGTCAGCACGACACCGCCAACCTTCGGGTTGACGAAGGGCGCAATCTTGCGACCGCCGCGACCGATGATGTCGAAGTCGATCTTCTGGGTGTGGAAGGTCGGGCGATTCGTAAAGTAGCGATCGCGCAACCAGGTGGAATTGCTCTTTTGGCCTTCTTCGACCATCGCGAGCATCGTGCGAGTAGTAAACATATCAATTGCCATTGTTGTAGTCCCTCCTGAGATTTAGATGCTCGGCTTGAAGAAGATGCTGACCTGACGAGCAGACGGCTTGAAGTCCGCAACGGCAGCGCTGTTCTCAGCGTTAAAAGAAAGAGCATCTTCGTTGAATTCGCCGGTGAGATACACGGCAGCGACCTTGTCGCCGGAAGCCGTATCCACGTCCTCGGCAAGGACTGCATACACTGCAGAAATCGTCGTCTTCCCAGAGTCAACCTTGCAGAGCGTGCCGTCCTTATCAAGCAGAGCGCCGCGCTTGAGCACGCCCTGGCTAGTCTTGACCATCATGCTGTCAGCAACAACCGGCATGATCTGCGACGCAGCGAAAAGATTGTCGACAGTCGTCGTATGAGTTTCTTGCATTGCCATTTCTTCTTCCTCCTTTACTTGCGAGCGAAGGCGCGCGCACCTGCTTCAATGGCCGCCTTCATTTCGGCGTCCAGCTTTGCCTTCGCTTCTGCCTTCGGATCAAGGCCTTCATTGCCTTCCGATTCGATACCCTCAAGAGCCTTCGCGTCGCTCTTGCGATCCTTGAGCATCTGTGCGCCGCGAGCCTTGTCGGCCTTCAGGATCTGAACTGCAAGCGCTTCTGCGGTCGTCTTGCCGTCAAACTTCGCTGCGTTCACAAGGTCTTCATGACCTGCGACAGCGATGTCTTCGATCGCCTGGATGCGTGCGCGTTCATTCGTAGCGCCTTCGGCAATAGCTTCTTCGCGGATCGCCTGCACCAAGTCAGGATGTTCCGCTTTCAACGTTTCCAGATTCATCTTGTGAACCTCCTTTTGAACTGCGGATGCCTTGGGCTGTTCCGCGTGAATGAAGCCCTTCGGCGCATTCGCAAAGAAACGCGAATCTACCTTCAGGCCGTTTAACATGACGAAACCGCCAGAAGCCGTGTTCTTGACCTCCGTCGTTTCATCAATCTCATCAGCCAGACCGAACTCCACAGCCTCTTCTGCTGTGAAATAGGACTCGGCGTTGACCTTTTCCTTGATCTCGGCAACCGTGCGACCGGTCTTTTCGACATAGATGTCAATGAGGTTGTCCTCAAGCTTCTCCATGTCGTCCGCCGCCTTTCTCATGTCGTCCGTGTTCCCCCAGACGCCAGAGCTGACCTTGTGGATCATCATCATTGAGCCCCTCGGCATGACGACTTTCGCGCCAGGCACGCTCGTGATGATCGTCGCAGCACTCATGGCAGCGCCGTCAATTCGGAAGGTAATCTGTCCCTTATGCGCCTTTAGAAGCGAATAAATGGACAAGCCCGTATAGACGGCCCCGCCGAACGAATTGATCGAAATATCAAGAGGGCTATCGGACGGGATTTTTCGGAAGTCCGCGAGGAATTCAGCCTCGTTGAAGCCCTTCCCCCACGGATCGTCCTTCGACCCGCCGACATAGCCGAAAAGATCGAGCTGCGCCCGTTTCCCCTCGGCCTTGACGTTCCAAAACTTATTCTTCATCTGTTTCCTCCTTCTCCGGTTCCGTCATCGGTTGAGCCGGAGCTGTCGCACTCAGACCGTCTTCCCTGCGCATTGCCTCCTCGCGCTTTCGCACCGCGTGAACCTGGTCATACTTCATGCCGGTGAGCTCAGCCGCCTCGCGTTCTCGAGTGCTGAAGCCTTCATCGACACGGACCTTCGCCGCGTTGGCTTCCTTCAGCGGATCAAGCTGTCCCTGCGCATCGCCGAACCATTCGGCCCCGCACCAAGCTGCACGGATTGCCGGATCATCGAAGAAGCCGGGTGCTTGCACACGACCTTTCAGAACAGCCTCGGTCAGCCACTCCTCGTAGATCGGCTGACAGAAGTTCCCCACGAGCCATTCGCGGCGCATGCGGAACATCTTCCAAGCCTCCAAAAGCGAAGCCCTCGACGCGCTGTAGGACGCTGTGAAGTTCTTCACGAGAAGCTCGTAAGGGATCTCCAGCGCCGCACCGATCTGGCGACAAATAGCGATCACGAAAGGATCGAAGTTCGGATTCGGTCGACTCGGGTCCGCGATCTGGACCTCTTCACCTTCGTCAAGGGCGACGATCGACCCGTTACCCATTTCATAGGCGTTCGGGTCCTTGTCGACTTGCATCGCGGGATTGAAAGCCTGTCCGAGTGGAGAATCGGGAGTGTTGCTCTTGACGAAGACCGTGAACATTCCGGACACGACCGCCGCCATCAGCTCGGCTTCCGAATACCTTGAAAGTTGCTTCAAGGCCTCGATGACCGGAGCAAGCATCGGCACGCCTCGGCGCTGCGCAGGACGTTCAACGTCTGCCATGATGTGCAAAACGTTTCTACGCCCCGTCGTTGTGCCGAAAGCCAGCACGCGCTTCCATTCCTGTTGCAGGTCCTGACCAATGCGAGGGATCGCGCCCGGATGATGTTTCGCCACCCAGTAGGCAACGGTCTCGCCGTATGTCCCGACCTCGATGCCGCCGAGGACATTAGCTGTCGTCGGAGGGTTCAGCGGATCGCACACGCGGTCGGCTTCGATGAGGCCGATTCGCAAGTCGTAGGCGCAGCCCTTGCGCGGGATGATCGGCATCGTCACAAAGACGTCGCCACTCATCAACGCAGAAAGGAGCACCAAAGACTGAAGCTGAAAGAACGTCTGCCGTCTTTCCGCATCGCAGTTCACGCTTTCAGACCACAGCCGCCATTCACGTTCGGTGTTTTCTTCCCACTCTTTCGCCTGCTCCTCGGTAAGGCCTAGGAACTTCGCATCGATCTGGGCATTCAGCGCAAGCCCGGACCCAACGACGTTCGTTCGAACGGTCTTGAGCGCGCCAGTTGCAAGAGGCGAACCCATATAGAGGTCGCGCGAGCGATTGCGAAGCGTCTCCAAGTTGTCAACGATGTCCGCGTCCGCGTCGCTCCCGCCGGATAGCCATCCCATAAGGGACTTCTTGGCGTATGAGCCACCGTGCCGCGAATATCCGCTGTTGAGAATTTCGAGCTTTCGGCGGGCTTCATAACGCTTCAACGCGCGCTCAGGACTGATCGCCCTGATTGCTTTGTCAAGCAGATTCATTTGCAAGCCTCCTTACAGGTCGCGAGGGACGGCACGCATTACACGTGCCCCCTTACGGCCGTTTTCGAGCTTGTCGATCTCGTTGCGCCAGTATTTGATGCGAGCTGCAATGTCTGAGAGCGAAGCTCTCGTCAAGCTACGCGTTCCGATTTTGTAAGACTGGCCAGAGGCGACCGCGCGTTCGGCATCGAGCCACATCTTCAGATTCGCGCGGGCCTCGTCTATGGTGATCCAAGACATTTCGATGCCTCCTTTGTTTGTGATTACTTGCAGTCGTTGAACGTCACGCCGTCTTCACGAACCGCGTCCTCTCCCGTCAAGTCCTGCCATCGCTTGATGATGACGTCGCAGTAACGTGGATCGAGCTCCATCGCCCGAGCCTTACGACCTGTGTTCTCGCAAGCAATGACGGTCGTGCCAGAGCCGGCAAAGCTGTCGAGAACGACGTCGCCCTTCTTTGTGGAATTGCCGATCTGATACTCAAACAAATCAACCGGCTTCATCGTCGGGTGATCCCCGTTCCTCAACGGCTTATCGAAGTCGAGAACCGTCGTTTGTTTACGGTCCGAGTACCAGGCATGCCCCGCGCCTTCCTTCCAGCCGTACAAGCACGGCTCATGCTTCCACTGGTAGTCAGAACGACCAAGAACAAGAGAGTTTTTGTTCCACACAAGGCACTGGCGCACCTTCCACGCGTTGTCTCGGCACGCGCCTCGGAAGTTGTAGCCTTCAGCGTCCGCGTGCCAGATGTAGAAAGACGCTCCTGGCTTCATGGCAAAATCAGCAGTAGAGAAGGCATCAATCAAGAACTTTCGGAAGTTCTCGTCCGACATGTTGTCGTTCTGAATCGTCAGCTTGTCTTTCGTCGCGCCTTCGTAGGCCACGTTGTAAGGCGGGTCGGTCAAATACAGATCGACGCTGCCTTCTTCGCACAAGCGAACAAGATCATCGATGCGTGTTGAATCTCCGCACAACAGCTGATGGTCCCCAAGGAGCCAAAGTTCGCCAGGCTTGACAACCGGGTCTTCTGACGGTTCCGCGATTTCCTCAGCGTCTTTCCCGTGCTCCTCGTCGTCATCAATCGAGCCGGTCCCATCAAGCAGAAGGTCGAGCTCTTCGTCAGAGAAGCCCATGACATCGAGGTTGAAGTCAAGTTCCTGAAGTTCACCGAGCTCGATGCGGAGAAGCTCCTCATCCCATCCGGCGTTCAGTGCCAACTGATTGTCGGCAATGCGCAGCGCTTTCTTCTGCGCAGCTGTGAGCCCCTTCAGGCGAATCGCCGGCACTTCCTTCATGCCGATCGACTTCGCGGCCATTGTTCGACCGTGGCCTGCAATGAGCTCGTTGTTTTCGTCGATCAAAACGGGATTTGTGAACCCAAACTCTTTGATCGATTCTGCGACTTGCTGTACCTGCTCGTCGCTGTGCGTTCGAGCATTTCGCTCGTACGCCTTCAGATTGTCAACGCTAACGTATTCGATCTGCGTTTTCTCTTGTCGCACTAGACTTGCAACTCCTTACACGGTTATTCCCTTCGACAGCGTCCCTCGCGGCTTGCGGGGAGCGGTCTGCTGTCTGAGTGCCCCGCCGTTCTGGTAGAAGTCGGCAAGGAACTCGAAGTTCGGGTTCAGCAATTCGAGTGCGGCAGTCGCGTAGACCGCGCAGTCAAGGGCCTCGTTGCGTTCGCGGATTTTCTTCCACGCCATTTTCACGACGCCTTTTTCAAAGTGTTTTTCAAGCACCTCAGCGGTCAACTGCTTGAAGAAGTTTTCAGAAAAGCCCCTGTCCTCCTGCGCCGCATAGTGCGCGAAGTTCGGACCAGGTTCCTGCACGGAAAGCCTGTTCATGACGAGCGACTTTCCGCTGTCAACACCGAGCGTGAAGAGCGTTGCCTTCATCGCGTTGCTCTTCGTCGGCGTGTTGATGAACGGGACACCGATGCCGCCTCGCCCCTTGATCGCGAAAACGCGCATTCGTTCTCGGGCTTTCGTGTACTGGTAGACGTTCGTTGTGTAGGTACCGTCACCAGAGTCAACGCAGGCGCAAGCGACCGAAACATGGACGCCGTTTTGCATCGAATACTGCCGCTGCAGGATTGCATCAAGCTGCTGCCATGTTCGCGGATCGTCCGGGCGGCCATAAAGCACTCGATGTTCAATGCCCCAACACTCCCGCCCGACGCCCCATCCATAGACCGTGCATTCGAGACGGTCGTGCTGAACGTCGATGCCAGCGGTCAGTAGCAAGACGCCTTCCGGGAGGACGCCGTTTGGCGGATAGCTTTCGCGCCGGTTGAACAGTTGCTCCCAGTTGTCGGCGTCAGGGGTGATTTCCTCCCAGGCCTCGCCGAGCTTCAAATTCACGAACTCCATGAGGCCGTGTTTGTCGCGGTTGTGGTTCACCGAAACGAACTCCTCCACCAGATCGTGCAAATTGACCCAAGGCGAATAGAGCGCGTTGACGTGATAGCCCTTGATCTTGCTTCCGGGGTTCGTTGCAATCCAACGACCGCTCTGCAGTAGCTTCGGGTCGGGCTTGTAAGCGCCTCTCGTGATGCAACCGCACTCTGGACAATGCATGCTTGCTGTCATCGGCAGCGCATTCCCTTCGTCGTCTTTCTGCCAGGTCACGTTTGCCCATTGCAGAATGTGTTCCTCACCGCAATGCGGGCACTTGACAAAAAAGCGACGTTGATCACTGCGTTCATACCAGTCGTCGATCTTCGACGCGCCTTTGATCGTCGGCGTGCTAACCAGAATGATCTTTCGGTTTCCGAAGTTCTGAGTTCGCTGAATGGCGAGCTTCAGAGGGTCGCCTTCTTTCGTCACGCCATATCGGTCAACTTCGTCACAAAGCAGGACGCGAATCGGACGAGACGCAAGGCCAGCCGGTGAGTTCGCACCGACCAGAGCCAAATACCCGCCCGGGAAATGCTTCATGCGAATAGTCGTGCTTGACTTTTTCGCAGAGCCGCGACCGTCCTTCCCTTCTTCGAGCTTGCCTTGCAAGCCCGGGGAGTTCTGGAACATCGGTTCGATGCGCTCCTTCGAGAACGCCTCGGCCATTTCAACGGTCGGCTGAAGCATCAGCTGAGGAGCAGGCTCCTGGTCGGCGTAGTAGCCCATGATGTTCAGGAGCATCTCCGACTTGCCGAGCTGTGAAGAGCAACACATGACGACTATTTCCGTCCGTCGATCCGTTGCCGAATCCATCGGCTCCTGCAAATACGGCGTTCGGCTTGTGCGCCACATACCCGCCTCAGGAGACGTACCGGAAGCGACGACGCGGAACTTGTCAGCCCACTGGCTCCCAGTCAAACGAGAGATCGGGCGACAGGCTTGCGCCCACGCCTTGGACCAAATGCCCATCTCATCCCCCCTTTGCAAAGTGCGAGTCGTTGATTGTTTTCAGAAGGTCGCGGAAAATGTCCTCAAGGACTTCCTCGGCTTCGCGCTGCGTCCGATTCTCAAGCAGGGCCGAGTAACGAGTTGGGGCGGAAATCGCGAAGTTTCGGAGCATCGCTGCTGCCTCTCTCGCGTCCGCCTCAACATCGGCAACCGCTACGTACTCGCCCTTGAGCTTTTTGTATTCGAGGTCTTTGATCTTTGCGGTCGCGACCTCTTTTGCGAGCCGGGCCTTGTTGAACGCCTCGTTAACGTTCAGCGCAGACGATATTTGCTTGTCGTCTTCGTCATCGCCCGTGAACACGTCCGCAGTCTTTCTGGACGTGCGACGGCTCGCCTTTTTTCGTTCTTCAGACTTGACCAGAGCCTTGAAGGCTTTAATACCTTCTTTCAACGGAATCTTTCCGTCGACGAGAGGCAGCTCGCCAGTCTTGCACTTCCCGCTTACGTATGCGGCACTACGTCCGACCTGGCGCGCAAACTCTCGCATGCTGACGCCATCGTTCGCCATGCCAACACCTCATTTTGTTTGGTACTTCCATCTTCACGCGTTCGCGCTTTCGCTTCAATACCGGCAGGCACCGGCAAGCGTAAACCGTTCACGAAAAGCGTAAAGTGAAATGTTCATGAACACCCTTTTGAAAATTGCATCTAGACCGTTTTCGGGGCTCGTCCGACCCGCAGACCTCAAAAAGCCCCGGGAGGACCCAAGCTCTCTCCGTCGCTCATTCGACGTCTCATCACTGAGCGGGCTGAGGCCGAGGTTGAGCCTGCACCGGCGCCTGCCCCTTGTCATCAGTCACAGCATCGTAGACAGCATTGCCTGCCATCGATCCTGCGAACGATCCGGCAACAGTAGACCAGAAGCCACTGTTGGAAGATGCCGGCACCTGATTGACAGTCTGCGTCTGGTTGATGACGGTCGTGTTCTTCTTCACAACGGTCGTGCGCTTCGGTGCATAGCTCTTCGTAGGAGCAGGACGGGAGAACGAACGACCGCCGCTGAACCCACGACCACCTCGTGCTTCCGCTGCTGTAGAAACGAAAAAGGCGACCGCAATGGCCGCCACAATAGCTTTCTTCATGTTGTACCTCAGAAGATGAAACAGAAGCCCTTGATTACCGACACAAGGGCCACCAACGAAAAGACACCAAAAACAAGAGAAGCGACGATTGAGTCCACCTTCTCTTTATTTTCTGCTCTATCTTCCTCTGGCATCTTTTTCAAAACACGACCCCAAGCCCAGTAGATAGGTGCAACGGCAAGAAGCGCTGACACGAACCCAAACACCGGGGCTCCAGCAATCATGCCGACGCCCATCCAAAATTCAGTCATAAAGCCTCTCCAAAATAGAAAAGCCCCCGAGGTTTCCCCCGAGGGCGTCACGCTCTCCCTGGTGTATCGTTGAGACTCTGACACCATCAACGTAACCAAGGAGCTTTTATGTCAGATGCCATTCCTAAGCCACATATCCATAACGTCATCATGAACAGCGCTAAAACATTCACGCTCCACGTGATGGCTTACAGGCAGCTCACCAAGAACGAACTGAAATACTGTTTAGCGCAGTATCTCCAAGCCAAAGGGCTGAAGCAACTTCCGGCTTCGGGCGAAGATGAAGTCACGTCAAACATTGGATTCGATGGCGAGCAATTTCGGCCATTTGACCAAGCAGGTCTTTAATTTGGAAATCAGTAAGCCGCTCCCTGGTGTATTTCACAGGGAGCGACACGCTGATGTCATCGTCAGAAATCGCCCACACCACGACACGCTCTAAGCCAGGATCAGGCTCTTCGTCTACGGGGATCACTTCAGCAATTGTTCCGTTGACCGGAATATCGCCCTTGCCATAATCGCCCATTTTGTTCGCTAATCGGTACGAGTAAACGAACCTTGCCTGTCCCGCGTCGGTATCGATAAAGCGGACACCCTCGAAGTCTCCATCAGCGGCAAGCCCAAGGCGGCGACGTCGGCGCGCACTCGCAGCAACATAGAGCCGAACAAGCCTATCCATAAGCCAGTTGTCAAATCGATCGAACATAGCGACCCTCCGAAAATGAGAAAGGGCGAGGATTTCTCCCCGCCCCGACCTCGGA